CTTAGGTGTAAACACTGCTCCTGCAACGAACCCGTATTTTGAGCGTAATATTCCAGTAGCTTCTTCCATTTCTCTTCGCAGAGTTGATTCGAGTTCACATGCTGCTCGTTCGTCGAAATACCATCCATGTTCTTCTTGTTGTTGTAATATTTGTGCAACCTGATGTTCTAATTGGACCCAATCAGGTAAGGGTGGAAATGTTGGCATAGTTTATTTGTAACAATAACGTCTTGTTCGCAATAGTCCTCCATCTCCTGTGACC